AGCTTGTCATACAGACCGTAATAGGAATGGCTCTTCTATTACTACTAAGGTTATGAAAAAGGCTCTTCCTACTTTTAAGAATAAACCTATTTTAGCTTATATTCATAAGATAACCAATGAAGATGGAGAAGAGGAAGAAGTTTTTGGATGGCACGCTGTACATGAAGACGAAGATGGAAATACTGTATACGATGAACGTATGGTTGGTATTATTCCTGAATCAAGCTCCCCTTCTCTGGAATATGATGATAAAAAGAAAAAATATTATGTAAATGTAGATGGTTATCTTTACGAAGAATATTCTAATGCAAAAGATATTTTAAAAAGAATGGGACAGGCTGCTGTAAGTATTGAAATTAGTGTTACCCAACTTTCATATGACGCCAAAGAAAAACTCTTATTAATTGAAGATTTCTATTTAAATGGCGTGACTATTTTGGGAAAAGACCCAGAGGGGAATATTGTGGAAGAAGGTATGGAAGGAAGTAATATAAAACTAACAGACTTCAGCAAAGAAAAAAATAGTATGTTTAGTTTAAATAATGATTTGTTAGATGCTATTAATAAATTAAATGAAACACTTGCATCTTTCAATATACAATCTTTGGAGAAAGGAGGAGAAAGTCAAATGAATAAATTTGAAGAGCTGCTTGCCAAGTATGGTAAAACTGCTGAAGACATTGATTTTGATTATGAGTCTATGTCTGATGAAGAATTAGAGACAAAATTTGAAGAGCTGTTTGGAGAATCTAGTGGCGAGGATAATACTCCTTCGACTGAAGATGATTCTGAGAATTTTGAAGATAATCAAGAAAATGAATCTGAAGATAATAATCAAGAAGACGACAATCAAGAAGATAATTCTGATGATAATCAAGAAGAAAACGACAATGAGAATACAGAAGATACACAAGAATATAGTATTGAATATTCTGTAAATAATATGAATTTTAAAACAAGTCTGAATGATATTCAATATGCATTAACGACTCTTGTTAATGATACATATTCTGAATCTGATGGAACTTATTATTCTTGCATTGTCTATGATGATTGTGTTGTAATGGTTGATTATTGGACTGGTACTGCTTATAGACAAAGTTATAAAGTTCGTAAAGGAGTTTATTCTCTTACAGGGGACAGAGTAGCTGTTAGAGCGGTATATCTTACAGCGGATGAAGAGGCTGAAGTTGATAAAATGAAGACTAATTATTCTTTATATGAAAAAGAATTAAATAAGTATCATAATGCCGAAGCTAAAATTGAAAAACAAACTATTATAACTAAGCCCGAATTTTCTTTATTAGCTGGAAATTCAGAAGATTATGATAATCTTGTAAATGAAATTAATGATGATAAACTCCATCTTAATTATACAATTGAAGATGTTCAGCAAAAGTGTGATGCATATCTTCTTGCATATGTTAAAGCTGGAAATCAGATTAATTTTGAAAATAAGAATACAACAGAGACTACAAAGACGAACATGTTTAGGTTACCAACACAAAATACTAAAAAGCCTAAGAGTCGTTACGGAAATCTGTTTAGTAAAAAGTAAATATTAAATTATTTGAAAGGAGAAAAATTATGGCTATTAAATATACCATTCAAAAGTATGGTGTATCATTCCCTACCAAAGTGGCTGCCTCTGCTGGCTCTCCTCATATTTATAATATCACTTTGACAAATGATACACCTAATGGAAAAATTGTTGGTCGTGGCGCATGGCAGGAACTTGACCGTTATGCTGAAGCTGCTGCTCCTACATTTGAACTCGAAGTTAAGGGTCAGGCAACTAATGGAAACTGGTATGTAGAAGTTAACAGTGTTGATGCAGATGCTGATGTTCTGTTTATTCATATGCCTGTGATTATTGCTGAAAATTTCACAAAAAGATTTGCAGATGAGAAGAATTTTTATCTTCCTGCTGGAACAGTTGCGAAAGCTTATACGTTGATTCGTGGCGATATTCTTGAGTATTCTGAGGAATGTTTTAGTGCTACTCCTACTGTTGGTGCAAAGATTACTGCCTGTGATGCTACAACAGGTAAGTTGACTATTTAATTTTTAAGGAAAGGAGGAATGAAAAATGGCTATTATGAAATTTAGTACAACTCATTTAAATAACCTCTTTTCTGGTGGAGAGAATGGTTATGAGTGGGATTCTGTTAAGAACCTGATGTTCGACCTGAGTGATGGTCTGGATATTTGTGATGAAGAAGGAAATAAAGTTAATAAGAAAGAAGCAGAAGCTAAGATGCGTAATATCATCTTCTCTGTTCTTGGTCTTGATACTAATAAAACTCCTACAAAGAGAGATATTAAAAGAGCGCTTAATCGTCATGGCGAAGAGTTCTTTGAAGTAATTGAAGAGCTTGTTGATATTAAAGTTAACACTGGTCTTCGTGATAATGATTTCTTCAATGATTTTGTTGAGTATCGTAATATTGCTCTTGGCGATTCTAATGAGTTCTATACAGAAGATAAGACAATTCTGGCTGTCGGTAAGGTAGCAGGAAATCATCATGACTTTGAGTAAATTAGAGTCCGTACAGTGAAAACTGTATGATAAAAAACGCATTGAATTGCTGGAAATCCGTAAAGCTAATTAAACTACAACGTAAGGATGAAATAAGCCTAAGCGTGAAAGTGGCGAAAGCAGAAAAAATTAATTAGATGATGCATGGTTAAATCCTAAACATTTTTATAATCGGTAATCAGCAACTAAGACCCGAATAGGGTAAAGCTCAACGACTATTCCTTTGGTTGTAGTAATACAACAATAGAAGTACGGCACAAGTGTGTGGGTGAGAATCCCTTAAATGGAAGTGGTGCGCTTGTTGAAAGACAAGAAGATATAGTCTGTTCACAAATGAAAGTTTGTGGAATTATTAATGATTCAACAGGGGGTAACGTCCCTTAAAATTATTCTTCTTATATGTATATATTATATAAAGTGTGGTGATTATTTGTATAAGGATATATTGTGTGGAATATATTGCATTGAAAATAAAACAACTCAAAAGAAGTATATAGGTCAATCTAGAAATATAAATTCCAGATGGTGTCATCATAAAGCAGAATTGAACAATGGTATTCATGATAATGACTATCTTCAAAAAGCGTGGAATAAATATGGTGAAGATGATTTTAAATTTTATATACTTGAAGAATGTGATATTTCAATGCTAGATGATAAAGAAAGATATTATATAGAATTGTATGATACTTTAGACCATTCTAAAGGATATAATTTAAAAACTGGTGGGCAAGATACTAACTATGGGTCAAAAGAGACAAATAAGAAATTATCTGAATCTATTAAACAATCTTATAATAATTCTAATTTAAGAGAAAGAAGAAAACAGGATGCGCTTAAACAATGGGCAAATCCTGATATAAAAAAGAAAATAATGGGTTCAAATAATGGAATGTATGGTAAACACCATACTGAAGAAGCAAGAAAAAGTATGAGTGAAAAACATAAAGGTATTGTTCCCAAACATAAAAATTTAACACCTGTGTTATGCGTAGAATTAAATAAAGTATTTGATAATGTAACTGAAGCTGGGAAAGCTTTGGGTTTTAATGGTACTGCTATATTACAGGTATGTTATGGAAATAGAAAAACTACCCATGGTTATCATTGGGAGTTCGTAAAAAAAGAAGAATAATATATGTTAAACAATTAAGTAGTTTACAGAGACTGGGTGCTGGCGAGTCCACAACCATCCCTATGAGCACATATGGTGCAGCTGTTGGTGCAGATATTGCTCGTTATCTTGTAGGTCAGGAAGATTGGGCTAAACTGGTTTCTAAGCTTGGTCAAGCTTTTACAAAGAAACTGACAGATATGGTTTATGCAGAAGTTATGAATGCTTATCAGCAAATTCCTGTTTCTTCTGCTAAGATTGGTAACTTTGTTGGTAATGGTACTCTGGTTAAAGCAACTCTTGATACAATTATTGAAAACGTTGGTGGTCTGAATGACTCCGATGTTTATATTCTTGGTACAAAGACAGCTCTTAAACAGCTCAATACAATTAGTGATGTTAACTGGAGAGCAGAAATTGATAAGGAAGCGGTTTCTCGTACTGGCAGACTTGGTTGGTATGAATCTACTGACCTTATTGAAATCCCTCAGAGATTCGATAATAACGATGTCACTAGAAGACTGGTAAGTGATAAGATTCTGCTTATTATGCCTAAAACTTCTGATAATAAGTTTGTCTGGGTTGTTGACCAAGGTGAAACTCTTATTGACGAAATCACAGAGCGTGGTGAAGAGCACGGTCGTATTGATGATGTCATGAAGTATGAAATGCAGAGAAGTTTCGGTGTTACAACTAAGGTTGGTAGATATTTCGGTGCATGGATTCTTCCGTAATTAAAAATATTGATTAAAAGGAGAAAATAAAATGGCAGTAAAGAAGACAACTACAACAGCTCGTAAAAATTCTTTTATGAAAGAAACAGAGCCTGTTGTAGAAAATACAAAACCTGAAACAGTTGAATCTGTTAAAGTTGAAGAAACCGTAGAAGAAAAAGCACCTATGGTCACTTCCAAAAAAACAGTAAAGAAATTTAATCCAGATGACCTGAT